CTATGTAGAAATCCACCTCATGCCACTTGCATGGTATGAACGCTTGTGGCAAGGGCTGAAATATATCTTCGGATACAAGTGTTGCTATGGTGACTTTGAGGAAATGATTCTTTCCCCAAGACACGCAAGGCAGGTGTATGACCTTTACAGGTTCTTGCGCCCTAAACTCACCAAAGAGGAACTTGCAAAACTTGCAAATTGCAACGGTCAGGCAGTAGAGATTGGCTTAAAAGAAGGAGATAACGATGAGTGAGGAAGAACTTTATCAAGAGTATCTGCGCACGGTGATGCGTTGTGCAGACGGGACACCAGCAATAGATTTCCCTTTTTGGTGTTGGCAACGTGGTATTAATCTCGGTTGGATTATGTAAGAAATGAGGTAACGATGAGTAAAACATTAGGACAACGGCTTGATGACTTAAACATAGAAGTTGGTACAGCCATAACAATAGATTGGCAACAAGTCCGCATTCAGGCAGCTATTGCTGCGATGGACATAGTTAAAGGTGCTTATAACATTCATAATGACGTAGAGCGTTTTGTACATCATTCAGTAAAAATTGCTGATGCTTTAATTGATGAATTGAAAGGAGGTGAAGAATGAACAATAACTATCTACACATTGAAGGCAATCATTGGAATTGGTGTGATGGTGTGTTTTCGGGAATTGCAACAGTAGAACATGATGAAGTTGAATCATATTGCCTTAAATGGGCAGATGAAATGCGTCATTCTAAATTGGGCAACTATGATGGTCTTTCTAAAGAACAACGTGAAGAACTTGCAAAGCGTTGGGAAGCAGCAAAGGATTTACCTGATGGTGAATATAATTACTACTTCAATCTTGAAGACAAACGTAAGGTTTTCAAGGAATCAGTTAAAGAACTTGCTGAAAGATTGGGGATTAACTATGATTTGATAATTGAAAAAAATGAAGAATGATAAAACAAAAAATGAATTTTTTCAAAAGTGGTTAGACAAAATGACGGAAGAAGTTTTGCAAGACTACATTAAGAAAAACTACTGCAAGGATAAGATGGATTACTATCTCAAAACAAAGAAAGAAAAATAAGATTATGATTACATTAGAAATTTTAGACTACAACGGAAAGTATGTTAAAGGATGGCAATGGGAAGAAAAAAAGCCAATCCCAAACAAAGGTGACACGATGTTGATTCATTTCGGTGACAACAACGAAAACGAATATCGTGTAAATGTTCTTCGCAGGGAATTTGACGGAACAAGACCTGACGTTATCATGATTATTACTGACTATGTAAAGTTGAAAGTTGATGGATACGAAAAAGAAATGTTGCCGTAATTGCAAATATTTTTCATTAGGCTACACTCAGACAACTCAAACTATACCAACAACGGTATGTAAACATCACGAAAAACGCATTTATCGTGCCGACTATTATGGTGTTCGAGGAAGGGTGTACTACTATTCAGCAAGACCGTACTTTGTATGTAGCGAATTTAAAGACAAAGACAATGATGAGTGAAAAGCGTTGTGCTAAATGCGGTGAAACAAAACCTTTGTCTGAATTCTATTTTGACAAAAAGCACAACAGATATTATGCTCAATGCAAGTCTTGTAAATTGTCCTATCAAAAAGAACGGCATATAAAGACAATGAATGACCCAAAAATGCACCAAAAACGGCTTTTAACGCAACTAAAATATCGTGAACGATATAGGTATAAGTTAGCGCAAAAAGGTCGCTTAGAACGGCGCAAAATGGGCATACCTCCACAACAATATGTAAACAAGGCTTTGTTGCTAAAGTTATACGAGCAAGGTTTACCAGTTGATGTGATAGCGCAAAAATGTAATTGTGTTCCAAACACAGTTAGGTTATACGCTTATCGTAATGGGATAAGACGAGGACACAAGAAACAAAGGATATGCTACAATTGTGCTGATTTCCCTTGTTTCATTGGTATTGAAACGATGAGTTCAAATATCGCAAAAACGTGTCCAAGTTATGACCCAAACAAAAAAAGAAAAAAACAAACTGATTAAAATCAACAAATTATGAACAACAACGAAAACAAAATGAGTAGCGAATCTCAAAATGCCAAGATTTTTAGTTGGCTAGAAAACGGCAACACAATCACCGCTTTGGAAGCATTGAATATGTTTGGATGTTTTCGTCTTGCAAGCAGAATACATGACTTGCGTGAACGAGGTCACAACATCAACAAAGAAATGATTGTTCAACCTAACGGAAAACGAGTAGCACAATATTCTTTACAATTATGACACGAAAAGATTTAGACGAACTGATACTTTTTGCAAAAGAGCAAAAACTTATGAATGAACGTTTTGATTTGGTATATACTAGGTTCTTGATTCTTCGAAAATCATGGCTTGTTGGACTAATTCAAGGTAAATGATTGTATGCGAGAATTTGTTATATATACCGATGGAGCGTATTCTATGTTAAACAACGAAGGTGCTTTTGCCTATGTCATTTTGGATAGCAATGGAATAGTAGTAAAAAAGTCTGCGCATAAGTGCGTAAAAGAAACAAACAACAGGATGGAATTGAAAGCAATCATTGCTGCAATATACAACTTGCCTAACAAAGAAGAAAAAGTGAATGCTTTGGTTGTTTCTGATTCCCAATACGCACTTTGCACACTCTTTGGAACTTGGCGAAGGAATTCGAATCAAGACTTGTTCGAAGTTTATGAACGTATCATAAAAGAACGAAACATTGAAATTGAATGGAAATGGGTAAAAGGTCACAACGGAGATTACTATAACGAGTTGTGTGATAAAATGTGCAACGAAATTCTTGGTTATGACGTTAACGAAGAATTCAAGAAATACAAGAAAAAAAAGTAACTATTTCTTTGCTATATTGAAAAACTTTTGTAACTTTGCATTGAATAAACTCATGATGATACGTTATCATAATAGAATTTAGATTGTTAGTGGCGGCTGACCGCTTGTGAAAGTAGTCAGCCGTTTTTTAATTTATTTGAAAATAATGAAAGATACGAACATAGTAATACTTGCAGGTAGAGTTGGCGAAAACGTCAAATTCGGCACTGCTACAAACGGAAATAAGTATTGCACTTTCATATTGGAAGTTGATGCTTATAGTCGTGATATGCACGATAGCACTGAACGTGACTATTCAAAGACATTGGTGCGCATCTTTGTCTATGACAAGGCGCAACTGAATTATCTTGAACGTGTTGGCATCAAACAAGGTAACTTCGTTCAAATACTTGCACGTTTGAATAGCCACAAAACTGAAGTTGGAAATAAAAACATCATACAAAACAGTGTGATAGTTAGAGATATTTCTGTTATTAAAACAAAAAACGAATAAGTAATGGAACAAGAAAAAGAAAAAATCACCTATGCTCACAAAGCGGATGTAATCAACACTCGTGTTGGTTGCTTAGGTGGAAGTGATGCAAAAATGTTGGCTCAAATTGACAATTTGGGTAGTATTCCTACGTCTGCTTATAAGCGTCTTGCAGTTTGCAAAGGTTTGATTGCTCATGAAAGCATGACTAACAAGGCAATGGAATACGGAGATTTTGTTGAACAAAAGGTGTTCGAATTGATTTCAAAGGGCGATGAAGAACATTTTGAAAGCAATCCTTGTTGGGTCAGTGAAAAGTATTCACGAAAGAACGTGAAGTGCATTGACCATGTTGACGTTACTTGCACATACGATGAAACGCAAACTATTTACATTTGGGAAGTAAAAGCAAGTAAATACCCAACAAGTACAGTGCGTCAAGAATACAAGGCTCAACTATATCACCATACGCTATTTGGTAGAGAAAAATGTGCTAAATTAGGAAGGAAATGGAAATGTAAGGTTTTCCTTGCGCACTACAATACAGATGGAATTGACTTGGAACAAGAGTTCACATTTGATGAATCACGTTTGACGATTCAAGAAGTTAAGTTCAATAGTCGTTTGTTCGATATGGATAATGCTATGGATTTGGTTGACAACTTCTTGGAAACATTCGATTTCTACAGCGAAAACGAAATCATCAGCGCACAATACTTGCCTGAAAAGATTCAAGAACAATTTTCTTCGATTGCAGTTGTTATGCGTGAAATAAAGGAACGTGAAAACCGAATTAACGAATTCAAGAAAAAGTTATATGAGTTCATGGTTCAAAAAGGAATCAAATCTGTAAGTGGTGAAGATTATTCTTTTTCAGTTGTAATGCCAACTCAAACAACAACTTTTGATTCAAAGGCTTATCTTTCCGAAATGGAAGAAAAACATCCTCGTGTTGCAAAGAAATTGAAAGAACAATACAAGAAAACCACAAATAAGAGTGGCTACTTGTCTATTAAAGTCAAACAAAATAACAACAACGATTAAAACAAACAAAAGATTATGGCAGAACAAAAAAAACAAGAATCAGGGTTACAAAAGTTCAATCGTGCTATCACGAACCCTAAAACGCAAGAATACCTTACAAGTGTTCTTGGAGAACGAAAAGGTTCGTTTGTAAACAACCTTACTGCGCTTGTTGCCAACAACAGCACTTTACAGGCTTGTGAACCATATACTATCATGTTCGCTGCGATGAAAGCGACTGCTTTGAATATGCCACTTGACAATTCTCTTGGATTTGCATACGTTATTCCTTACAAGGACAACAAGCGAAAAGTAACTCTAGCACAATTTCAAATAGGCTACAAAGGATATAAGCAACTTGCTTTGCGAACAAACCAATTTGCAGTCATCCCAAACGCAACAGATATACGTGAAGGTGAATTGGTTTCACGAAGCAGATTAACAGGTGAATGCGTGTTCAAGTTCATTGAAAATGACGAACAAAGAAACAAATTGCCTGTTATTGGATATTGCAGTTATTTTCGCCTTTTAAACGGAGCGTCAAGCACATATTACATGACGAAAGATGAAATGGAAGCACACGCAAAGCGTTATTCTCAATCATATCGTTCAACAAATGAATATGTACGCAAGATGAGTCCTTGGACACAAGATTTCAACAGTATGGCTTTAAAAACCGTTTTGAAATTGAACCTTTCTAAGAACGCTCCACTTTCAATAGAAATCCTTGACGCAATCAATGCAGACCAAGCGGTGATGATGAAATCTGAAACCGACTACGAATACGTTGACAACGAAGAATCAATGTACGACGCACAAAAGGCTATGGAGGTTGCTGAAACATTCTCTGACTTTGATGAAATCGTCAACGGTGATGAAAAAAACGATGAATCTGAAAAAGACGAAAAGTAAATAAGTTTTCTTCAAATCAATTTCTATGTTTCTGCTTTAGGCGGCTGCACAAAAAAATATGCAGTCGCCTATTTTTATTTTGTTTATTGAAAATCTTTATATACCTTTGCAAAAAGTTTGAAAAAGAAACTGTTTTAAACATTTAATCTTATGGTACATAAAGAAAATGAAGTATGCCAATATTTAGGCATCCCTAGCATCCCAAAAAAGAAATGGGATGGTAAGAGTAGTTTTAAACGTGGTGTGGGTATCGTTGATTTGCTATCAGGCGAACAAGCATACGTTGTTGTAACGTTTGATTCAGAAAAAGACAAAGATTGTCGAGTGGTGAAAGTTTTTTCACTTGAACAGTTCAAATTAGGAAATTTCGGAATTGAAAACGTGTTTGTAGTTCCTGACTATATGGATACTGACGTTGAAAACATGGATTTTGACGAAAAGTCAAAAGAAGCGGCAAGGACACTTGTAAACGAGGCTTTAGACTTGGAAAATTCAGACACTGCTGGTTCTAAAGTTGAATTACCCAAAAACGAATATTACTTTGACAACATACACGATGACGAAGAGGCTCAAGCGTTCATCAAATCTTACAATCAATCAAATAAGATTCGTGGAAAAGTTCCTACAACTCACGAAGCAATAATTATGCGTTTGAGTGTAATCTATTCTGACATTAATAGCAAAAGCAACAAATCGACTACAATCAAACGCAAACGCAAATAAGTAAACTATATGGACAACAAGAAAAAACCTACAAACGCACAATTACAAAAGCGTATAGCAAACGCTATTTTACACGTTGACCGAACTAAGGAAACGCAATCAATCTTCTTTGATGATAAGGGTTTAAGACTAACAGTTAATGAAGATTTTGCGATTATTGAAACTGGATTTCATCGTCACGTTTTCAACAATTTCACAAACGATGGAGTGTGCAGACCTTGGCTTTACACAAGGCGCATGATTGAAATCGCTAACGACAACGATTGTAAAGTTAACGATGGCTATTCGTATCAGCGATTGATGCAAGTCTTGAACGACAAGGAAGATAAAGGCGAATACAACATTGCTACATACTACGATTGGTGGCTAATGAACATTTTTTCTCCATTATATTCTATTGGTGAAAATGAAGCACAATGCTTTTTAGTCTATCTTGACTATATGTACACTATTGCAAAAAACTCAATATTTCTCGACGAACACAAAGACGGTCTTACTAATAAGCAATTCATAGATAAGTTGTTTGGATTGATTAATGACTTCACGAAAGGAATTGATGAACGTGAAATTTTTGTTCCAAAGACCGATGAACAGGTAATGCAAGAAAACATTGACGCTTTGCAAGACGAAGAAAACGAAAAGGTCATTAAAGAACAAATTCAAAAAGAGAAAACAAAAGAAAATGACTAAAATAGAGGGACTTAACGAATATCAACATTGTGCGCTCGAAACTTGGATTTCACATTCAAATGACCGTGGCTACAACATCATCTATCCAACATTAGGATTGTGTGGAGAAAGTGGTGAAGTTGCTGAAAAAATCAAGAAACTACTTCGTGACCACGGTGGTTTTCTTGACGATGAACAAAAGCATTCAATCGCATTGGAACTCGGTGACGTTTTTTGGTATTTGTCAACACTTGCATACGAATTGGGATTCTCTTTGCAAGAAATTGCTGAAATGAACTACGAAAAGTTACAATCACGAAAAAAGAGAAACAAAATTCACGGTGACGGTGACAACCGTTGAAAATAAGTAAAACAAACCATTATTTTATTAAAAATGAACGAACTTAAAGATTATATCACAGTAGCACAATATGCAGATTACTTGGGTAAGACAACTGCCCATGTGTATCAACAAATCAACGCAGGTTTGATTCCTGTCGTAACCTTTCAACGTGGCAAAATGAACGGTAGATTGATTGAAAAACCCGCTGACTATGACGAATGGTTTTCTAGAAAAAATAAAAAGTGATTTTGAACGAGTTGCGCATTTGTATTCGCAACAACTTTGCAAACTCTTTGGATTTGGTGAAGAATACGGTTGGTGGGTAGGAAATAAAATTGGAGGCATTTATTGCAATGGCGATGTTTTTATGATTTCTTTTCAAGAAATGCGCATAGTCGTTGACAACCAAATGAAAGAAGATGAATATCAAGAATACTTGGACTATTGCAAATGGGCAATGGATTTTGACAAGGTTGCTCCAAACCTACAATCTTGGTTGAATGGTTGTCCACGTTACAATAAAGAAGATATGCAACATTTGCGTGAATTGAAACGTGATTTCGACATTGCTCGTAATGCTTTCATTCAAGCCAAAAATAAACTTTAATATAAACAACTATGGCTACCAAGAGAAGAAGGCGCAGGACAAGAAAACGCAAAGGTAAGGTCAAGGTAACTCAAAAAGCCGAAATAAGGCAAAAGAGCGATTCAACGTCTAATGACACGATTAAAAGGGCGAAAACACAATTACCTCGTGACAATGGCGCAAATTTCAAAATCACAATCAGAAAAAAGAGAAACTAAAGATGTCGCATATCGTGCAAGAAAGCAATTGATTTACTGCGGTAAGTTTTTGCCTTTCTTGATTTGTGCAATAGTTACAATTTCTTACTTGGAAAGTTTCAAGGCTTTGTTTTCATACGAATACCTTCAAGTTGGCGAAGATGTTTACTTGTATAAGCCTATTTCTTTCTTTATCGGTGAGTATTTTGAATTGGACTTTCCTACTTGGATTTTCTTAGCAATAACAACGATAGCAATAAAGACTTGCAAATGGAATAAATTGGCAGTTTTGTATCTTGCTTTCCAATTGTTCGAAAAATCATACTTTTCAACACATATATGGAATATTGAGTATTACTATATTGTTATTGCATTGAATGCCATAATATCATGTTTCTTGGTACTTAAAGGTATTTTAAATTTATGAACGCACTGGTTATTAAAACAAACACGATAGTGAACATTGTCGAAAAACGTGGAGACCACTATCTTGACACGAATTTCAATCCGTACACAAAAGATGAACTGGAATTTTTTATAAAACAAAACACGAACAATAAAAAACGTGACGTTGATGATGATGAAGATGAACAAGAAATCTTAGGTGTTGAAATGAACGGTCAAATGATGTCTTTCGAAGAATTCAACAAAATGCAAACATTGAACGGACATCTTGAAAAAGTGTTATGGCTTGCTGCAACAGTTATTGAACAGCATCCTGATTTTGCGCCTCAACGTGTTGCCGATTATTGCATTACTATTTACAAAATATTAAGAGATAACATTAAAAATGGACAATGATAATGTAAATCACCCTCAACACTACAACCAAGACGGAATTGAATGCTTTGATGTGATTTCGGCTTTTTTCGGAAAAGAAGCACTTGAGGATTTTTGTCTAGGCAATGCGTTGAAATATTTGATGCGTTGTCAACACAAGGGAAAGTACATTGAAGACTTGAAAAAGGCGAAATTCTACATAGAAAAGATTTTGGCTTTAAGAGGTGAACAACAAGCCGATTTGAACCAAATTCTTGCTGAAATCAAAAAACACGATACCACACAAGACGATAAAATTGAAAATGTGGCATTTTAAGCGTTTCTAAGCGTGTTTTTGTGCGCTATTGGTATAGTCGTTCATCTTTTTGATTAAAACCGCTTAGAACGCATTTAAACACGTCAATTTAATCTTATTATTTTATTTGGTATATTGAAAAATTAGTGCTACCTTTGCACTGAATTAAAACAACAATAATTACTTAAAACGAACAAGAAAATGGAAGTACAAGTAAAAGTGACTGAAATCCTTGAACCGCAATCGTTCTTAGGCAAAGACGGAGTAACAACTTACACACGGTATTCTTTCTTAGGAACTACTTTTGGCGATTATCCTCGTTTAATCTATTTCCAAACTCTAGGTCAAGACAAATTCAACCAAATGAACATCCAAGTTGGAGGAATCTACACTATTAGTTTTGATATTGAAGCAAGATTGTACAATGGTAAGTATTTTACTTCAATCAACGCTTGGAAAGCGACACGAGAAACCGAACAAAGTGTAAGTCAACAACAAATGCAAACAAGCGCAAGCCAACCATCGTATGGTGGATACGCACCTGCGCCACAACCAATGACGCAAAACCAACAAACGTCACCTAGTGTTGACACATACACTCCATTCTAAATCTGACTTATCATAGGTTGTGCGAGAACCTACTGGCTCCTCGTTTAAATGGAACTTTCTTTCCCAAGGCGAATAGTTATATCACTCGCACTGATTTACTTTCGCTTTGGGATTTTTATGAGTTTTAAATGTATGTTAATATGATAGATTTACAAGAGTTAAGAAACAAGGATTTTAATTACTACTCAAATAACAGAAATTACCTTTTTTGTGAAAATGAGCACATATTAAGACCGTATTACGAGTCATTATGCTCGATATACAAAATACATGAGCATCTTAACATAGTAAAGAACTCAGCAACACGAAATAAGTCTTTTAGATATTTGTTTTTTACATATAATGATAGAGTTTGGCTTGTTTTATATAAAGTAATAACTATATTAAAAACAAGGCAAATAAGATTTTATAATATTCCTGTACCCAAAACTTTTTTTTACAAGTGGGAAGAAGATGCGATACAAATAATATCTGAATTAAAAAAGTCTTTTTTTATTAAATTTGTTTTTAGTGAACATTTCTACAATTTATTCAATGATATTAGTCCAAAACATGAAATTAAAAGGCTAGAAATTCTCGACGAGTTCTTTTATGACATTTCTAATGACAATAAAAATTTTAACTCAAAAAAATTTCTTTCAAAAAGAGAAATATTAAAAATGGAAAGGTCACATGATGTAAAAATAACCTGTTCAACAAAATGCAATATAAATGAAACGTTTGAGCTGTATGAAAAGTGGTCTATGGGTATGGAGAAAAAAAAAGACAACGTAAGAAAATCATCAAGGCTCAAATTTGTAAATTTTGTAAATGAAACAAACAAACTATATACTGAATCAATTTTTGTGATTTCTGTTATATATAAAAATAGTGCGATAATGCAGATTTTTTTAGTAGAAAATGGGAATGATTCATTAGATTGCGCTTTTTACATACATATTTGGGAATCACTTGGTGACGTTTTTTTAAATCGCTTAACTCATAATTTTAACGACATAGAAAAATATTTGACTTGGAAGTTTTTTAGAAATGAATCTAAAAAAATTTTTTATGGAGTTGCTGAAAACAAAAAATTAAGAAAACATAAAGAAATGATTTGTGACGGATTTATTAAATATTATATTATATAATTATGGCACAACTTGATATATTTGGAAATCCGATTGACGAAAATCGTGATTTAAAACGAGATTTTGGTGCAAACCCATTTACAGTATTTAATACAAAAGATGGAATGTGGCAAGCAAAAAAACGAAAGTGGATTAGTCTTGGAATAAAATCAGAGGTTGGTCGTGATGCTGTTACATTTCACATGAAAGATTGGGCTGATAAGAAAGGGAAAGAAGGAACACTTAAAGGGAATAAATTACCTTCAGACACAAGCATTTTTGACCCAGTTCTTTGCGAAATTATATACAGATGGTTTTGTGTAGAAAACGGTAAAATACTTGACCCATTTGCAGGTGGAAGTGTTAGAGGTATTGTTGCGAACTATCTTGGATATGATTATACTGGAATTGAACTAAGAGAAGAACAAGTTGTTAGTAATTACGAACAATCAAAATCAATTTTTGGTAATGAAACTCAAAAACAACCTTTTTGGATTGTAGGTGACAGTAATAAAGAATTGGATAATTTTGAAGATAGCCAATTCGACCTTGTGTTTACTTGCCCTCCGTATGTAAATATGGAAGTATATAGCGACCTTGATGATGATATTTCAAACATGGACTATGATGACTTTATCTTCACACTTGAAAGCATATTGAGAAAGTCATGCAAAAAACTAAAACGTGGTGGTAATCTAGTTATAGTTGTTGGTGAAGTACGCAATAAACAAGGTAACTACTACGGATTTGTTGCAGACACAATTAAGATGTTGCAAAGAATAAAAGGTATGGCTTTTTACAACGATGCTATACTTGAAACTTCACTTGCTAGTGCTGCATTAAGAGCAGCAAAAAACATGGTTAGTGCAAAACTTGTTAAAGTACATCAAAACATCCTGATGTTTAGAAAGGAGTAATATGGAGCGACAACTTAAAATTTTTAAAGACGAAGTTATACCAATTTCGCTTAAAGAAATATACTCGTATTCATTTGATGATTTTAAGTCAAAAGGCTACCTATTAAATAGTGACTACGAGGATATAATCCTAAAGTACTACGAAAAGGTATATAAAAACGAGTATATTATACCTTTTTATCATTGTTTGCCGACGTTTAACTCTTTAACGAAAGACAAGAAATTTAAGTTTATCATTGTTAAACGTGGTGACGATACTATTTTATTAGTTTACAAAGTAATCCAAATCCTAAAAACTCGGCAAATAAGGTTTTTTGATATACCAATTTCTTTGAATGGTATTGAAGAAAACCAATACGAATTAATATTTGAACTTTCAAAAAAAGATTTCATTCGTTTTTGTTATAGTTTTCCATTTACTGATTGGTTTAATACTGCTTACTGTAATAGATACCCAGAATACGACAACTACTATAAGAGTAGGATATGGTTTGAAAAAACCTGCAATATTAGTTGGCAAAAGAAAAAGGGTATTTATGAAATATTAAATAATATTGATTTTAAAGTTATAGTTTCTGATATAATTAATGAAAACGATTCAAAAAAAATAAGAAATTCATTTAATGATTATATAAAAAAGAGAGGCGGATTAGTGAGTAAAAATGACGATAGAGAATTTTACAACATTGTAAAGTGCAAAAAACATAAAAATATAAAATTTATATCTATATATTATAAAAATGAAATCGTTGCTCTAAGAGTTGTTTTTTTATTAACAAATATCAATGTTGCATATAGTATTTATAACATACATATTAGAAGTGGTTTTATTGATAGCGTTTTAGAGAAAACAATTAAACACAACTTTGATGAAAAAATGTCTTTTTTTGTTTTTAATTATTTCAAACAAATCAAAAGGCTATATGTATTAGGCTATATGCCAAGCGAGAAACGGCTTGCTAAACACAAAGCGAATATTTATAAGGACTGCATAAAATACTACATAGAATGATTAATGAATTAACACCAATAGAAAATCACGGAAACTTATACTTTAAGCGTGATGATATGTTTAGTGTTTGCGGAGTTAAAGGTGGAAAAGCAAGGTCTGCTTTTAGTATTATACGAAATGCCTTAATTGGAAACTCTTTGTCAAATATAAGCACATCTTTTGTAACTGCTGGTAGCCGAATGTCACCTCAATGTGAAATAGTAAGTGAAATTTGCGAATCGTTTGGTGTCCATTGCCATTTATTTATGCCAAGAGGAAAAGATACAAGCGTTACAATTAACATCGGAAAAAACGAATTTTCAACAATCCACAGAACAAAAGTAGGATACAATAGTGTGTTACTCCATGACGCAAAGAATTTTGCAAAAGAGAATAACTACTATTATATTCCTTTCGGCATGGAATGTATTGATAACATAGAGGTTACGAAGCACCAAGTGAAAAACATCCCACAAAAAGTAAAAAGGATAGTAGTCCCTTGTGGAAGTGGGATGTCGATGATAAGCATTATCAAAGGGCTTCAATATTACAATCGAAACGATATAGAAGTTGTCGGTGTAGTTGTAGGGAAAGACCCTCATAAAACATTTGAGCGTTTCCTTAAAAACGACCTATTTTCATATACAAACATAAAGTACAGTTTTGAATACAGCGTTTATAAATACGACCAAGTGCCAAAAGAATTAACAATTTGCGGAATAGAACTTGACCCAGTATATGAGTCAAAATGCATTCCTTTTTTGCGTGACAATGACCTTTTATGGATTGTTGGTCACAGATTGTAAAAAAAGTCTAAAAATCGTTTTTCGATGCTTGCAAATCCGATTTTTAGCACTATCTTTGCAAGAAATATGGTAAATGTAGTCGTTGCGTTGTCAGTCACATTGACGCAATAGGCACAAAGATATAAGTTATAACTATTTTTGCCAAAGCGGGCGGTATGAAAGTTGAGTGACTGCAACAAGTAATGTCGCCCGTTAGGTTTTCTAAAAAACAGTCACTGAAAATGAAACAAAACGATTATATCGTTATACAAGCACCGATGATTACCGAATTAGGATTGAGTGGCAATCGTCTTATTGTATATGCTTTGATTAACGGTTTTTCAAAAGACGGTGTACACGAATTTCATGGGAGCATCAATTACATTTGCGAATGGACTAACTTGACAAGAAACACAGTTATATCTGTTTTGAAATCATTGGTTGATGACGAATTGATTGAAAAACGTGAATACATAGAGAACAAAGTCAAGTTTTGCGCCTACCGAATCAGGGGTAGTGCAAAAAATGCACTACCAGTGCAATCCACAACATCAGAAAACGATAATACTACTAATTTAGGTAGTGCAAAAATTGCACCTAATAATAATAACATAGTAAATAATACATTATTTGGCAATACAATAATAGAAAAAGAAAAAATATCTAAAAAAGAAAAAGATGAAACGTTTGAGAAATGTTGGATTGCATACCATAGAAAAGGCAGGAAAAAACAATCAAAGTTGCAATGGGATAAGTTGACTGATGATGAAAGGTCAAAAGTATTGCAACACATAATTGCCTACACAAGTGAACGTGAAATCCAATATCAACAAGACTTTGAACGTTACCTTCGTGATAAGACTTTCAACACTGTCATATATGGGAAAGGCAACAAAATCATTTATGACCCTTCAAGCGAAAATCAACCACAATCATCCAAATGCCAAAATAAAGGAACTGTTATTATTGGCGGTCAAACCTACAAATAGTTAAAAAGTATGAACGAACAAACCATACGAATGTGGTACGATGTCTTCAAAGACAACCACGAACTTGTCGAAATCCGTATTCTAGACCCTAATACGAAAAAGACGTATTCAGGTTACTTTACTGATGTTGAAAAGATACTTCGTGAAATCAAGCCTTACAACCATTGCAACTTGTATTTCACGTTGAATGTGATTGACGATGCTTGCTATTCAAGGGAACAACACGACAGGATTTCAATAAGACCTAAGTCAACAACGAGTGACAAAGAAATCATAGGTCGCAAATGGTGCTTGATTGACATTGATTGCGAAAAACCAGCTGATACTAATTCAAGTGACGAAGAAAAAGAATTGGCAAAGCAAGTTGTCAACAACGTATATACGTTCTTGCGTGACGAAGGATTTGAACAACCAGTAATTTGCGACAGTAGCAACGGATACCACTTGTTGTATCGTCAAGCGATGTTGAACAACGAAAAGAATGCAGAAACCATGAAAAGTTTCTTGCAGGTATTGGATTTGTACTTTTCAACCGAAAAAGTGAAAGTTGACTGTTCCACGTTTAACGCTTCAAGGATTTGCAAACTTTATGGTGCTATAAGCCGTAAAGGTTCGAACACAAAGGAAAGACCTCAACGTGAAAGCAAGATTCTTCGTGTTCCAAAGGACATAAAGGTCACACCAAACGAATATTTCGAAAAGGTAGCGTCTTATTTACCTGTTCAAGAAAAGCGTGACCGCACTAATTACTACAACGGAACAAGCAACTTTGATTTGGATGAGTTCTTACAACGACACAACATCAAAGTACGAAACAAGGTCGAAACGAGGGAATACACAAAATATGTTCTAGAACAATGTCCTTTCAATCCAGCGCACAGTGCGCCAGATAGTGCCGTTTTTAAGATGCGTGACGGAAGTTTCGGTTTCAAGTGCTTACATAACAGCGACAAAAACTACACGTTCCGTGATTTTCGCTTGCTTTTTGAACCTGATGCGTATCAACGTCAATATCGTGACCCTCACAGAACTTTTACACCTTACAAGCAACAACCGATACAAGTAAAGCCGCAAGAAAAGAACGAAGAAAAAGGGAACGTATGGCAAACGATGAAAGAAATCGGAAACGAAGACCGCAGCCAAATAGTTTCCATACCTAGCGGCATTTTGCAATACGACAAGGAATGTTGCGGATTTGATAAGCCGAGTTTGACGGTTTGGTCTGGCAATAACGGAAGTGCTAAATCAACATTGCTTAACCAAATCGCTTTAAACGCAGTTGACAAGGGGTTTAAGGTCGCTATTTATTCTGGCGAATTGCGTGACAAGCGCATGAAACGTTGGTTGGTGTTGCAAGCGTCAGGAAAAGCATACAATCGAAAATCATCGTTCAACGACTATGACTATTACACTCCAAACAATGTTCGTGATTTGGTCGTAGAATGGTTGGGTGATAAGTTGTATAACTACAACACAAAATACAGTCATGATATAACGCAAGTATGCACAGAAGTAGAAAAGTTGGTCAAGGAACACCAAATTGATATGTTGATTATGGATAACCTTTCATCGTTGGATATTGACGAATTGGAAGGTGGTACTAACGAACAACAAAAGGCAGCAATCAAGATGTTGTTGCGTTTGACAGACAAATTGGAAATTGCGTCACATTTGGTTATTCACCCAAAGAAAAGTGAAGGATTCTTACGAAAAAACGATGTTAGTGGCGCAAAGACGTTGACAGACCTTGCGGACAATGTGTTTTTTGTGCATCGTTGGAATCAAGACACACAAAATTCAGCAAAAGAATTCTTGTTACCGCACGTTTTTCGTGACCTTATGGAAAGCGGTGCTACAAACATTGTTGAAGTTATCAAGCAACGTGAATTCGGTGAAGCTGAAGGACATATATACCGATTATACTATGAACCTGAAAGTCGTAGGCTAAAAAACGAAATTGCCGAATATGTTCACTATGGTTGGGAAGAAAACCCAACACAAGAACAAATGGATTTCCAACAACAGGTTCAAGACACGTTGCAACCTCAAGCAATCAATGACGA